ACATACTAATAACACTAAATAATATTTATTGATAATAGCTTGAAATAATTAAAAATAGTTAAAATATGCGTTTTGCTTTCTCTTATAATGCAAATAAAAACAACCAACAACCAAAAAAAAGTGATTTAAACTTGATTTATTGCACGTTTTGAAGTCTTGCACGTTTTGCACGATATGGTAGGCGTATGAGGCACGCAAAATTTCTGGGGTTACATTTACTCAAAAAATAGAAATAGGAACTACGATTACGATTTCACAAAAAAATTGCATAAGAACAACGAAAGAACGTATATTTAGAACAACGATGATAGATATTATACCCAGCAAACACGTCAAAGCACTACAAAAGAATCGTACAAGGTCATATAAACGCTATAGGAAGTATGATAAAGCGATAAAAGAGGCTAGTGATAATGGACGTTGCTGGTGGATAGAAAAGTTCCTTAGACACACGATTAAATACTAATGACAGATTTACTTAAACGACCAGATGTTATGCGTGCTGTAGAGTTATATGCTCTTAATCCTGAGATTACTGCTAGTGAGATAGCTAAAGAGTTGAATGTATCTACTACGATGATTTATAATTGGCGAAAAAATCCAAACTTTGTCGATGCTATATACGAAAGGTATATGGTAGAGTTTGGTTCAGAACTGCCTGCTGTTTTGAGTGCTATGATACGAGAGGCTAAAGCTGGCAACGTGCAGGCAGGAAGACTTGTTTTAGAGCATAGTGGTAAATTGGTAAAGAATGTCAATATAACTGTCGATAGTCCTTTTGAGAAGTTCTTGAAGGCAGAGAAAGCTGAAGTAGAGTATGTTGATGCAGAGGTGGAACAGATAGTGGATTCAGTACCTGATATTGAAATCCCACTTCCAGAAAGAAAGGTGGAAGATCAACGAAAGAGAGTGCATAGGGAAAAGAAACAGTTGAAGCGTAAGATAAAGTCTGCAAAAGAGAGGGCAGAGATTAATAAGAAAAGGCGTGAGTGGTATAAGTGGGTGAAACGTGCTAAAGAAGTAGGTGTAGAGGCATTACCATCAAGACGACCCACGCCTGCACAAAAAGAGGCTTTTATAAATGAAATCAAGAAAAAAGAAGACGAACAAAGAGCTTGAGAAAGGAATAACGTGGTGTATGACTGAGATATATGCTATGAAACTTGCTTTGCAAGCTATCCACAAACAAGTTAAAGACTTAAGCGATACCCATAAAGATTAGTTTAGTACCTGTAGCTTTTACAATCTCATCAAATACTTCTTTTGTTATAGGGGTTACCATATCATCGTAGTTTTCAATAGCTGGCTCGACATATATCTGACTTTCTATATCTTCTAGTCTTTGATTGCACTCATTTAATACTTTCAATATAATAACAAGTAAGTCTTTTTCTGATTTTTCCATAACTGCCCCTATCGTTTTTTTCTAAGTGCTACATTAAACTGCTCAATAATTTCTTTTTGTGCTGCTAAAGCATTTTTTTCTGAAATCTCTATA